TCGCGGCAACAGGCCACCGGCCTGACGCTTCCCTCCGCGCATTTCGGTTGACTCCTACGGTTCGCTTTGCGCTACGCGCAAGTGCCCACAGGGCACACGCTCGCCTCCGTCCCCCAAATGGCAACTCAGAGCCAAAGCAGAGAAAAACCCATAAACACATAATCCTTGGGGCGAAGCCCTAATAGCGGGGTGCAGGGGACTTGTCCCCTGCCGGGGCGTGGGGCAGCGCCCCACACGCGCCCAAGCAAACAAAGGAGAAGAACGCAATGCTTTCGCAAGACGAAATCAAAGCCTTTATGGATAGCGACGCCGGGAGCCCAAAGAAGCGCCTGGCCCGAACCGGGCAGCGGTACTATGAGGGGGATCACGATATCCGCGATTCCCGCATTTTCTTTTTTGACGCGGAAGGGAATCTTCAGGAGGATCAGACCAAGAGCAATATCAAAATCCCGCATCCGTTCTTTATGGAGCTGGTGGATCAGGAGGTTCAGTACCTGCTTTCCGGCAAGGAAGGCTTTGTGCGCTCGGATATTCCGGAGCTTCAGGCGGAGCTGAACGAAGCCTTCAACGAGAATGAGGATTTCATGGCGGAGCTGCATGACGTGCTCACCGGCTGCATTGCCAAGGGCTTTGAATATGCGTATGCGTATAAAAACCAGGAGGGAAAGATCGCCTTTCAATGCGCGGATAGCCTGGGCGTGGTGGAGGTGCGGGCGCAGGACACCAGCGACGGCCTCGAACATATCATCTATTGGTATGTGGATCGCGTCGGAAAGGATCTAAAGCCGGTCAGGCGCATTCAGGTGTGGGATCAGGAGCAGACCTTTTTCTACGTTCAGCAGAGCGACGGGATGCTTCAGGAGGATGCGGACGAGAAGTGCAATCCGCGCCCGCACGTCCTGTACCAGAAGGAGGGCGACGAAGCCCTGTACTTTGAACCCTTCGGCTTTCTTCCCTTCTTTCGGCTGGACAACTGCAAAAAGCAGTACAGCGGACTCAGGCCCATTAAGGCGCTGATTGATGATTATGATCTCATGAGCTGCGGCCTCTCCAACAACATCCAGGACATGGCGGAAGCGCTGTACGTGGTGCGCGGCTTCAAGGGCGACAACCTGGACGAGCTGATGACCAATATCAAAGCCAAAAAGCACATCGGCGTGGATGAAGAGGGCGGCGTGGATATCAAAACGATTGAGATTCCCTATCAGGCGCGGCAGGCCAAGCTGGAGCTGGATGAAAAGAACATCTACCGCTTTGGCATGGGCTTCAATTCCTCGCAGGTGGGCGACGGCAATATCACCAATGTGGTGATCAAGTCCCGATATACCTTGCTTGACCTCAAGTGCGGCAAGCTGAAAATTCGGCTGAAGCAGTTTATGCGCAAGCTGCTGAAGGTTGTGCTGGAGGAGATCAACCGGGAGAAGGGCGCCAGCTACCGGCAGAAGGATGTGTATTTTGTCCTTGATCCGCAAATCCCGACCAATGAGCAGGAGAGCGCGCAGAACGCCCTGACGGAGGCGCAGAGGCGGCAGACGGAAATCAACACGCTGCTTGCGCTGGCCACGCAGCTTGGCAATGAAAAGATGATGGAGCTGATCGCTGAACAGCTGGATCTGGATTGGGAAAAGCTGAAAAGCGAGATTCCGAAGCCGGCGGAGGAGGACGATCCATACCGGGCGCTTGAAACGGAAGCCCACCCGGGCAATGAAGGTGTTGTGATTGAATAAGCGGCAAAAGGAGATCCTTCAGCAGCGGCTGGAAGCGGAAAAGGACGTCCTTTCGCAGCTTGAAAAGCATTACCGCGAGGCGCTGAAGGACATTGAGCAGAAAATCCGGCTGTATCAGGCCGACGAGCTGACGCAATCGCGCATCTACCATATTCAGTATCAAAAGGCGCTGAAAAAGCAGGTGGAAGCGGCCCTCGAAAAGCTGCACAGCGAGGAGTACGGCACCATCCAGCGGTATTTGTCCGCAACCTACCGCGACGGCTATATCGGCACCCTGTATGACCTGGCGGGTCAGGGTATGCCGGTGATCGCGCCCATTGACAGGAGCGCGGCCGTCAAAGCGGTGATGGCCGATACCCAGCTCAGGCAGCCGCTGTATGAGGATTTGGGCGTGGATGTGGGAAGGCTCAAAAGGATCATCCGAAGCGAGATCACGCGAGGAATTGCTTCCGGCGCCTTCTGGGGGGATATCGCCCGGAATATCAGCTTTCACGCGAATGCGCCCTTAAAGCGTGCCAGGCTCATTGTGCGCACGGAGGCCCACCGCATCCAGGAGGCATCCGCCGAGGACGCGAGGCAGACGGCCAGGCGCAAGGGCGCGGATGTGCTGAAGCAGTGGGACGCCACCCTGGACGGCGATACGCGGCCCATGCACAGGGCGCTGGACGGCCAAACGCGCGAAACGGACGAGCCGTTTGAAATGGGCGGCAAAACGGCCATGTACCCGGGCGGCTTTGGCGACCCGGCGGAGGATTGCAACTGCCGTTGTGTTGCGCTGACAAGGGCCAGGGCCGCGCTGGACGAGGACGAGCTAAAGGGGATGCGGGAGCGGGCCAGGTTTTTTGAGCTGGACAGGGCCAAAGACTTTGAGGACTTCAAAAGCAAGTACCTCAAGGCGGTGGAAAGCGTTGAAAAATCAGGGAAAAGTGGTATAATCAAAGTGACAACAACGCTTGCCGGCCATGAGGGAACACCGAAAAGAGCAATTCCAAATGCGGTTATTGACCATGTTGACAGGATGGGCAAAGTGGATTGCAGAGGATTCTATGATGAAAATGGTGTGAAGGTAAAAGACATACATGCCACGAATCACGGAAATCCAAAGAGCCACAGTTACGGAAATCATGGGGAACATTGTCACGATTATATTTGGAATGCGGATGGTTCTTTGAAAAGAAGAACAACGAGGGAAATAACCGCGAAAGAGAGAAAAGAGAACGAGGGGATGTTATGACCGAGGGACAATTGAAGGCCGTAATTGCCGGATGCTATAATGACGTGATTTTTTTGTACAATGGGAAGCAGTCGGGCATTACATCAGAAGTGGAAAACGGTGTGCCAACCTTTCAGGCCTGGCACGGGGAGGCGACGAAGGAGTACGAGAGCGTTGATGATGTGATGAACGACCCGTTTTACAGCGGGAAGTCGCTGACAGAGCTTTTGGGCGAGGTTGATTTTGACTGCCTGTAAGGATGCAGTCCGAAACGCGGAACAATTAGAAGAAAATATGGTGGTGATGAATGATATGTTTTCCGAAGAGCAGAAAGAGTTTATGCGCAAAATTGGACTTTCGTTTCACTTCGACCATCTGACGGAGGCTGAATATGATGCTATTGAGGAAAAAGTGACAGATCACCTTCAGCGTTACGGCTTTGATGCGGATTATCATCCAACAAAAGACGGTTTGATGTGTGAATCAATCCTGGATCAGCTTTAACAAGCACCTGCTGAGGCACGGTGCTTTTTTGATGGGTGTGACTATGCCTCAGCCGGGCATGAGCAGTTGACGGCGCAGGGAGAAATGTGTAAACTGAAATGGCACGGTCAGCCGTGCCGGTGCAGGAAAGCCAAGTTAGTGGACAGCGACCGAAGGCAGGGGAGGGCCCCTGCCGCGAGGGAGCGGCACGAACGTATGTGGGTTATAAAGCGCGGCGCGCCCATTAGGGCGTGACGTGCGGCCCACGGCTGAGGGTTCACCACCTAGCGAGCAATTTGCCGCAGAAAGGAGGTGGGCCTATGCAAGAGATGCTTTTTGAAGTACTAAATGCTATTGCAAGCGCTGCTGTTGCAACGTTTGTGGGATGGCTGATTTACACAAAAAGAAACGATCACGATGAGTCGGATCGTGACCGTTAATCGACGCAAAGGTTAAGGAACAACCCTCTGCACCGTTACAATACCATAGCTTGGGCAGAAAGTCAAGCAAGCAACTTGTAAGGCAAATTTACAGGTTGTTTTTTGTTACCGGCAAAGAAGGACGCATCGCGCGTCCTTTTTGCATACAGCGCCGTGGGGCGGGCGTAAAACGCCTATTTCTGCGTGAAGCGACCACGTGCAGGCAAAGCCTCCATACCCGCTGGAAGAGACGCAGGCGACTTCGGAAACAGGCGCGCTCCAAAGGGGTGTGACGTGCGCCCAGCGGAGGCAAGCCCACATTCTCGACAGCGAGCGGGCCAAGGGAAGGGCCCCTTGGCGTAAGCGAGCGGCACGAACGTATGTGGGTTCTTAAGCGCACCCCGAAGGGGTGTGCGCCCAGCAAAAAAAGCGTAAGAAAGGACGGGGTACTTATGACACTTGAAGAAATCCTGAAGGCAAACGGAGTGAGCGACGAGGCCGCGCAGGCCATCCTGGCGGCCATGCGGGAGGGCGGCATCTATACCGCATCGGAGGAAAATCTGGATGTGCGCTATGGCAAACTGAAAACCCAGCACCAAACCATGGAGAAGCAGCTGAAGGAGGCCCAGGGCACCATCGAGCAGCTTCGGCAGAGCACTCAGGGGCAGGAGGACGCCCAGCAGAAGCTTGCGGCCTCTGAGGCCAAGATCGCGGAGCTGGAATCCAGGCTTGAGAAAGCGCAGATCGAAGCGGACGCCCATGTGGAACTGCTGGCCGCGGGCTTTAAGCCGGAGGATATGGACTATGTGATGTTCAAGCTGAAGGCAAAGGGCGAGCTGGAGCGCGGCGAGAATGGCAAGATCAAAGGGCTTGATGATAAAATTGCCGAGCTCAAGGCGAAGCTTCCCGCCTCGCTTGTGGGCAAGGGCGAAAGAAAAATCATCGAACGCACCCTGCCGAGCAATCCCGCTGGCGGCGATCCGGAACCCAAAGACCTGGCTGATGCCCTGCGGCAGAGGTATGAACATCAGGAATGAGAGGGCGGGCGCGGGCCGCCCTTTGTGATTGACAACCCGCTTGAAAACGGGTAGGATGGAAGAGCATGGGAAACCGTGCCGGTGCAGGAAAGCCAAGTTAGTGGACAGCGACCGAAGGCAGGGGAGGGCCCCTGCCGCGAGGGAGCGGCACGAACGTATGTGGGCGCGGAGCTGAGCTGGAGGGCTGGCTGTCCGCGGAACGCGGCCAGCCAGTTCCGCCCCGAAGGGCGGAATCGCACGGCTCAAATCGAAAATTTGAGACGCGCGACCCTTGGGCCTGTGGGCACTTGGGCGAAGCCCAAAGCGATGCGAAGCGGGGCAGCGAAACCATGAGCGCGACCGACAGGGAAGCGCGAATGATTGAGCAACCGGGATACTGAGCGCGGCGCGCCCTTTTGGGCGTGACGTGCGGCCTACGGCTGAGGGTTCACCACCTTGATAAGGAAAGGGGGTGGGCCTATGCGAGAGATGCTTTTTGAGGTACTGAATGTCATTGCGAGCGCTGCTGTTGCAACGTATATCGGATGGCTGCTTTACACAAAAAGAAACGATCACGATGAGCAAGATCGTGATCGCTAAGTAAAGCAAAGGTCATAGCGAAACCCTCTGCACCGTTACCATACCACAGACCGGGCCGAATGTCAAGCCGCCAGCGAAAACGCCAGGCGGCTTTTGTGATGGGCAAGCTAAGCGAGCGCCCACACCGGAGGCAACCCACCCTCCATGACAGCGAGGGGCACAAACGTATGTGGGTTATAAAGCGCGGGCGAACCGAAGGTGCGTCCATGCGACCAAGAAGAAAGAAGGTAATGAAACATGGCAATGACTTTGGCTGATATGAAGGCTGGTATGAACGACAAGGTGGCCCAGCAGGTGGTGGATGTGTTCCTGCGCGAATCGGAAATCCTGCAGCTGCTGCCCTTTGACAACTGCGTGTCCCCGCACGGGGGAAGCACGCTGACGTATTCTTACATGCAGAAGAAAATCCCCTCGGCGGCGGCGTTCCGCGCGCTGGGCAGCGAGTACGCCGCCAGCGAGGCCGTTATGGAGCGCCGAACCGCCGATCTGAAGATCTTTGGCGGGCGGTTCAGCATGGATCGTGTGCTGCATCAGGCCGAGGGCATGTACAACAACCTGGCCTTTCAGATGCGGGAGAAGATTCTGGCGGCGATCAGCCTGTTCCATTACACGCTGATCAACGGCAACGCCACCACCGCCGAGACCGAGTTTGACGGGCTGGATAAGATGCTGGCGGGCGCGTCCACCGAGCTGGGTGTATCGGCGGTGATCGACATTTCCACCGCCGAAAAGCTGAAGAGCAACGCCGATCAGCTTTATGAGGCCCTTCAGATCCTGATCAAATCCACCGACGCGGACGCGCTGCTGATGAACACCTCCATGATCTCCAAGGTGCAGACCCTGGCCCGTGTGCTGGGGTACAAGACCGAATCCGAGGAGGCGTTTGGCCGCAAGGTTGTGAGCATGGACGGCGTGCGCTTCATGGATCTGGGCAAGCATTACACCACCGAGGGCGATACCGTTACGGGCAACGACTGCGTGAAGGCCGGCATCAGCCGCACGGTGGGGGCCGCTCAGACGGGCCTGACGGATGTGTACGCCGTGAAGTTTGACGTGAACGACGGCTTCCACGCCGCCAGCCTGACCGGTGACAGCGCCATCAGCCAGTATCTGCCCGATTGGACGCAGCCCGGCGCTGTGAAGGATGGCGAGGTCGAAATGGTCGCGGCCACGGTGCTCAAGAACACGGCCCACGCGGGCGTGCTGCGCAATATCAAGATTGCGTGAGGCAGGCTTGGCGCGGAGCCCCGCTTCCAACAAGAGGGGGCCTCGCGCCAAGCCCCTCGCGTGGGGTTTTGGGGCGTAGCCCCAAATGGAAACCCAGAGCCAAGGCAGAATGACGCCAACAGACTCATGATCTTTTGGGGCAACGCCCCAATAACGGGGTGCAGGGGACATTGTCCCCTGCCGGGGTGTGGGGCAGCGCCCCGCATCCGCCCCCCCACAGGACATACAAGGAGGAGAAAACCATGGCAAAGAAAAAGCGGTATAAGATCAAGGTGACCACAAACAAGGATTTCTGCGGCATCGACGCGGGGGGCGTGCAGTTCGCCCACGGCGAGGCCACGCTGGAAGCGGGGCGGATGGTGGAATGGTTCCGCGAGCATGAGGGCTATGAGGTGACGGAGATCACCGAAACGCCGCAGGGTTGACGGGCGGTGGTTGCGCATGCTGATGACCGCAGGGGAGCTGAGGCGGCATATCCAAACGGACAAGGAGGACGGGGCGCTTGAAGCGATGCTTCGGGCGCTCGAATCTTCTGTCAAGGGGCATACCAACAACGATTTTGTGCGCGTGCTGAAAGAGAATGGCGGCGAATACCCGGCGGATATCAAGATGGGCGTTGTGAAGCTGGTGGAATGGAGCCTTGGCACCGGGAAAAAGACGGGTATCGCGTCCGAGACCATCTCCCGGCATGCCGTGACGTATGTGGATCAGACGGCGAGCAATACCCTGATGGGCTATCCGGCAAGCCTGCTGGGCTTTCTGGAGCCCTATATGCGCGCAAGGTTCGGCCAGGGGGTGGGCGTGTGATCGGTGGAAATGCCAGGGGGATCATCCAGACCAGTACGACCACAAGAAACGCCATTGGTGAGGCTGTGCGGGAATGGAAGGACGTGCAGACCATCACGGGCTGGCTTGACCTTGCAGCCGGCAATTCCGATTCTAGCGCCTTCAGCGCGAAAATCCAGCAGTCCACCCATGTGTTCATCGCGGATTATGTACCGCTGGCGGATGGCGTAAACGCGGAAAATGCGCGGATGATCGTTGGCGGCAAGCGCTATGAGATCATGCTGATCGACAACCCCATGGGGCTGGACGCGCAGCTTGAAATCTATCTCAAGTATACGGGGGGTCAGTGATGGCCGCCCAGTTTCAGGATTTCAGCTTGGAGGTGAAGGCGGGTGTGAGCGACGCTTCCACGGCATGGCTGCATGCATGGGCCAATGAAATTGCATCTCAGGCCAAGCGGAATTGCGCCATGGACGGCGAGCAGGGAACACAGCTGCGCGGTTCCTATGCCGCCATGGTGGACGAGGGCGCGGGAAAGGCGAAGATTGGTACCCCCTTGGAAGCTGGCTTTTGGGAGGAATTTGGAACCGGCGAGTACGCGGTTCATAACGATGGCCGAAAGGGCTGGTGGATCTACATCGAAGGTGAAGCCAGCATGGGCGGAGGTCAAACCTACCGCACCCAGGAGGAAGCCGAAAGCATGGCCGCGTACATCCGGGAGAAGTACCACAAAAACGCCATTGCCACCCATGGACGCAGGCCCAACCACACATTGGAAGCCGCGTTCGCCGCGACCGCGCCCAAAGCCATCGCGGACGCGGAAAAACGATTGAAGGAGCTGGGATCATGAGTGAGGCGGCGCTCAAATACGTGGATAGCCTGATGCGGGAGGCGGGCATTCCCTATGCGTTCCTGCAATGGAACAGCGGCATTCCGCCCGACGGCTATTTCGTGGGGGATTACATCGAGGCACCCTCCCCGGCGAAGGAGGAAAGCGGCTGCCAGGCCAGCGCGTTCATCCTGCGCGGCTTTACGCGCAAGGAGTGGCTTTTGCTGGAGCGGGCCAAGGAAAAGCTGGAAAGCGCCCTCCCCAAAACGGCGATTCTGGAAAACGGATCCGGAATCGCCGTTTCGTATGAATCCGCAAGGCCCGTACCCACGGGCGACGCGGAGCTGAAAAGCATCAAAATCAATCTGGCCGTGAAGGAATGGAGGGGAGGGCCATGAAGGCGGGCCTTACGGGCGTTACGCCTGGGACGCCCGAGCGGATCTTGTTTGGCGCGGGCACCATCCACCGGGGGCTGAAGTATCAGGACGGGGCCTGGAACGTTGCAGAAAGCCTGGTGGGGGCCACAAACGGCGGCTCGCGGCTGGTGATCGTGCCGGTGATAAAGCAGCTGGAGGTGGACGGCGCATGGGTGCCCATGGCGGGCCTTGTGCGCAAGGTGGGCGAAAAGGCCACAATGGAGATCCGCTTTGCGGAGATCGCCCCGGACATCCTGCGCGCCGCCACCTTGGGCCGGGAACGCCCCAGCGAGGCGGCAGGCTACCAGCACATGGAGGACAAGCCCGCCATCGAAACCGGCGACTTTTGGGAAAACGTGGCCTTTGTGGGCGTTACGCTGGAAGGGAAGAATGTGGTGGCCATCCTGGAAAACGCCCTGTGCATAGCGGGCCTGAACTGGGAAAGCAGGGACGGGGACAGCCTGACGCACGGCCTGACCTTTGAATGCAACGCCACAGCGGAGGGCGACCGGCTGCCCTGGCATATCTACTACCCCAAACCATAAAAAACGAAAGGGAGAATCACCATGCTTACGGGACTGAGAGCGGAAACCTTTGAAAATTTGCAGCTGAACGCGGGGGTGTTCCTATCGGGCTTTTCCCCGGACGCCATTGCGGACGCGGCGGCGCTGCGCACGGCCGCCATCGCGGCCATCCAGAGCGGGGAGGGGCTCCTGGGCGCCACGCGCGGCGGCGGCTCCTTTGAGTGCACGCCCCAAACCCGCACCGTGGAGGCGGACGGCATGCGCTACCCCTTTGTGGGCAGCACCGTGAACGACCTGTGGACGGTCAAACTGAAAACCACGCTGCTGGAGGTTACGCCTGATAACTTCGAGCGGGCGCTGATCTGCGCCGACGTGAAGAAGGAAGGCAAGAAAACCATCATCCGTGTGCGAACCGGTATTGCCAGGGAGGATTACATCCCCTCCATCTGCTGGATTGGCGATACCTCGCGCGGGTTTGTGATGATCCAGCTGGACAACGCGCTGAACCTGACCGGCGCGACCTTTACCTTTACCGATAAGGGCGAGGGCACCTTGCCGGTGGAGTTTCAGGCGCACAACGCCAGCCTGGAAGATCAGGATCACGCGCCGTTCAGGATCATCTTTTTTGATCAGCCGGAGGGGGTGGAGGAAGAGCCCCCGGCTTGGGAATAAAGATTGACATCCTGCGGGAAAACGGGTAGGATGAAAAGGCACGGTTAGCCGTGCCGGTGCAGGAAAGCCAACGAACGCGACAGTGACCGAAGGCAGGGGAGGGCCCCTGCCGCGAGGGAGCGGCACGAACGTATGTGGGCGCGGAGCTGAGCGTGTGCCCTGTGGGCACTTGGGCGAAGCCCAAAGCGATGCGAAGCGGGGCAGCGAAACCATGAGCGCGACCGACAGGGAAGCGCGAATGATTGAGCAACCGGGATATAAAGCGCGGCGCGCCCTTTTGGGCGTGACGTGCGGCCCACGGCTGAGGGTTCATCACCTTTCAACGGGTTGAAGAAAGGGGGTGAGCCTATGCAAGAGATGCTTTTTGAGGTACTCAATGCCATTGCGAGCGCTGCTATTGCAACGTTTGTGGGATGGCTGATCTACACAAAAAGAAACGATCACGATGGATCGGATCGTGATCGTTAACGAATGCAAAGGTTAGTGAACAACCCTCTGCACCGTTACAATACCATAGCTTGAGGAAAAAGTCAAGTGAAGGGTGAACGAAGTGAACCGAGGGGTGAGGACACCGGCGAAGCCGGTACCGCAACCCCGAAGCCCGCAGCGCCACGCGATGCGGGCCGCAAAGAAGGGTGAACGAAG